GGGTGAATATTGTTCGGGGGTGAACGTCGTTCGGGGGTGAACCTGCTTCGGGGGTTATGACGTACAAAGTAGCCCGTCCAGTCCTCATCTGTCGGCTCAGATACCCGTGCTTTTCTAACCAACTGACAGACGATTGAACCGCACGGTCAGACAATGAACACTTGCGTTCAAGCAGGGATATGCTCGGAAAGCATTGGCCTTGGTCGTTTGCGTTATCACACAAGGCTAATAACACTAGCTTTTGTGTCGCAGGAATGTCTGCTTCAAATGCAGAGCACATGAGTTTAATGCTCATCTTCGTGCTCCAAATAAGTTTTCATTAACCTAATCAAGTCATCAGAAAAATCTTTGTTTTCCAAAAGATGACTCAGTTTTTCAATAAAAAACTCATTCGTATGAATTTCTAGAACATGAAACAAAACACCCATATTGAACGAAAAGTTATAGGTAAATTTTCTTGGATGTAATGATCCGATATACCTCCTGTTTTCTGAAGCTGCGGCTAACCCAGACATAAATTCTTGAATGTCTGCGCTTACATACGGCAGTAGGTTGTTAATCATTTCTTTTTGTGCATGGATTTCCTCATGGCAGTCACGGCACAAGCAAACAAAGTTGCTTAAGTCGTACTCCCATGGCGCATGATCGCGCTTGTAGTTCTTGTGATGCACGTTCAGCGTAGTTTCTTTATCGCCACAACGCTCGCAAGCAAAACGCGCCCGCTGCATCGTTTCTAGACGCGCTCGTTGCCATCGTGGGTCACGCAGCATTTCAGAGTAGCTGCCCTCTGCTTTTCGTTTACGCAAGACAATCCCCAGTGGTGGACGACCCCAGTGTGAGAATTACCGGGGGCTGCCCACCGTTGCAGTGAACTTACGGCATCTGAGGCCGTCCCCGCTGGAGACTGCTTGCGATGCCCCTTTTGCGCTTCTCACGGCGCAACAACAGTCTACAACACGACACTACATGATTCAACTAGCCTTGTGTATTAGGGTTTACACCTATTTGCGGGAAAAACGACCCAAAAACGACCTTTTCCCAGCACTACTTGAAAAAAGCATCCATTGTGATAGGTGCAACCCCTCGTAACACCTGTAACACCTGCTCTGCCAGCTCTCGGTGTTCTTTTTGTGTAGTAGGGTCAAGGCGCTGTTTTAGGTAGAAGATCCAACTACGCATGTTGCCGTTCATGTACATCCGCGATAACGTCAGACCCTCTGGCAACAGTGCCCGAGCCTGCTCTTTTGCGATACCCATATCTAGCGCTTGACGGTATGCGTTTACCGCCGTGCGTTCAACTCTGTGTTGCAGACTCTCCCACTCCATCCTCAGCTTGTCATCTGTGCATTCCAGGCTGTTTTGTCTGTTCTTTGTATCCTGTAACCTGCACTCTCGGTTGACGATAGTCCCGAGCTTGCCAGCGTCTTGATAGCGTTGGCTGAACTCTTGGAAGCTAAACGACCTATGTCTAAGTATCTGCCTACCAATATCTCGCGTTGTCTCAATCTCGATACATACGTTAGCCATCTCGAAAGGCGATACATGCCCGTGTTCCATGAGATACGCAATCAGCCGAGTATTTTCTGACCGCTGGTTGTCTGGATTGGACACCCTAGCCATGTACAGAATCTGCTGATCTATGTCCGGCGTGGCCCACTGTAGCTTCACTTGCAAGTCAATCTCCCAGTCTCAAATAACGCTAAAAGAGTTTTTCTAAAAGCAGCCTCCCACATCTGCTGCCGCTCGTCTGAAGTAAGGTTCTTGCCTTGATCTAGCTCGGCATGGCAACGGATACAGAGAGCAGCAACAAAGCAATCGTGAGCTTTCTGCCCCATGCCTTTTCCGTATACACCCCAGTTAGCATGTGCCGCCTGAGTCATACCTTCTGCCCCGCAGTGCTGGCAGGACAAATCACTTACGGCTTTCAACAGCTTTTTCGATCTGTACATTGATGTCGTCCATCAGTTGACGTTTCGCGTTGTTTCCGCGTTTTTCTTCTACCTTCTCCAGATAAGCCTGCCGCCATCTGACACTCTTGGTCAGCAGGTATCTAGCCTCGCACGCACGCCTGTACTCTTCAGAATGCAACCACATACCATCAATCATGCGAGCATTGTCGTGTCGCTTGCCACATGCGTAACAGAGTGATCCGTCGCCCATGCTGTCACCCTTTCAACGTATTCTGAGAACTGTTCTTTGTTCAGCCCTGTTGTTGACGGTTCCTGCTCGATCAACTCACCGTTTGGTAGCTCGATCATCCGGCCCGGTAGAAACAGCGTCTTGAAGTAGATGTGCCAGGTGTCCCGAGAGTGACTCTTGCCACCCGGCATCACCTGCTCGCTGATAGATTGCAACAAGGCCCAGTAGAACGCGTTTTGAGCGTTTGTTCTGTTGGCTGGCTCTATCCGTACCACCCAGCCTATTTTCGCGGCTCTGAGGGCTTCTAAAGCGGTCTTACGATGGGCTTCTGACTTGAGTTCAAAGATCACAGCTCCACCTCCTTTAACTGCCATCTGTTACCCTCTTTGTACCAACCATGCAAGACAATGCGCCAGCCTGAACGAAGCATCTCAGGGTAGGCTTCTGCCTCCTCGATCTTGTGCCTGCGAGATGACAGGTTGTCCTTGCTAGTCACCTGCACCGCTACCGTCTCGCCGTTTCCGATTGCCAGCAGGTCGATACATCCGAACAGGTCGTGCTTTCGCTTAGTGAAAGCGTTGTACGTCTCGACAAGCGCCACTTGATAGCCTCGCTCAACTAGCAGAGCTTTGCTTTTCGGTGTGAGACTGATCGGCATAGTCTGGCCTCAGTTTAGTGAATGGGATGCCTGTTACATCCTCGATCTGCAATGCCCTCTTGAGTGGGATCTGCTTCTTCCACCCGTACATTGCCTGCCGAGATACGTTGAGCTTGTCGCACAGTTGTTGAGTGCCGCCCATCATTGCTGCTGCGAGTTTAAGAGCCTGTTCTGGTGTCATATGAACCTCCTTGGTACAGTATACACCTCCTTGACACAACGTCTATAGTTTTGGTCTATAGGTTGTCATTCTGCTATTAAAATATTTTCGTTGCATTACTTTTTGAGAAGCGTAGAGTTGCTCCTGTAGCACAACTAAACGGAGATAAACATGTGGATTGCAGAAGACGTAAGCGAAGAACAGGTGTGCGGCTGGGAGCAGCAAGACCGCGAGCAAGAGCGTCAGGAGTACGAAGTACGTACCTGGCTGCGGTCAACAGACATCGAAACCATCCACGCAATTTTTGATGTTGTCTGCGGTGGGTCTGATGAGGCAATCAAGCTGTATGACAAGGCTTTTAAGGCTGTGTTGTCAGGCAAGACTTTTGACCTGCGTGACGAGATCCTGCCGATGCTGCTCGATGAGTACAAATTTTGGAGCGAGGTAGCCTACAAATGAGCCTGATCCGATACGCAATCTTTGTAGCTCTTGGCGTGATGTTAGGGATAACCCTAGTAGACATGTCGGTGGGTAGCGAGTCAACTATAGGTAACTGGATATGGCATCTATTTTGAACCCGGATTTTGTTTGGATTCCAGCAGCAGCAACAAACGTGATGGAAACATGGAGACGGCATGGCTGGGTGCCACCCTCCGAACAACAGAGTTATCAACAGAAATGGAAAGGTTTTAAGAATGGACAAGATAGCAGCAGCACTGGTGAAAGCGCAGAAGGCATTCGGCCCAGCACTCAAGTCGTCAACAAACCCGCACTTTACGTCGCGTTACGCAGACCTGGCGGCTTGTGTCGAGGCTGTGATTGATGGACTTAACGCCAACGGTATCGCACTAATGCAGCGCACACACGAGTGTGAGACTGGTGTAATCGTTGAGACGATCTTGATACACGAGTCAGGCGAGCAGATCAGCGGAGGCAAGCTGCACGTGCCTGCCAGTAAACACGATGCCCAGGGCTACGGATCGGCTCTTACCTATGCAAGACGGTACTCGCTCATGGCAACCACTGGCGTGGCGGCTGAAGACGATGACGGTAACGCAGCGTCTAAAAAGCCTCAGATCAGCCTACAGCAGTCTTTAGCAGCAATGGAGGCATCAACCTCTATGGACGCACTGAAAGCCGCTTACAAGGCCGCATTTCAGGCCCACGGTGCAAACGAGCAGATCGAAGCCATGAAAGACGCAATGAAAGCCAAACTGATGGAGGTCAAGTAATGTTCACACACCCCTGGCCGTTTCGTACAACAGACCCTGAAACCAGTAAGGTGCCTGTCCATGTTGAGCGCCCTAAACAGATTCACCTGATGATTCTGAAAGAGCTGATGGCAGGCCCGATGAATGCGTATGAAGTATCAGAGAAGCTACCTCACATCCTGTATCAGTCAATCACTCCACGGGCTGCATGGCTGCTGAGACAGAAACTGGTGGAGATCGATGGGTATCGCAAAGGCTCACACCGAGCACAAAGAGTCTGGAAAATCACACAGAAGGGGATTGATTATGTTCGAGCAGCTGAAGAAAGTAAGAAGGACAAAGCAGTACGACAGGCCCAACTCAGAGTTGGAGAAAGCAATAGCCGACGTGCGGCGTAACTTCCCCCACCTATTTTGGAAAGAGCATGAACTCCATAAACGTCGCTTCTACAACCAACCAGCTCATCCAGTCCCCTACGCAGGATACGTCTCAGCGTACAAGCCAATGGTTTCAGGAAAGGCTGGGCCACGTAACAGCAAGTCGGGTAAGTGATGCGATTGCAGGAAAAGACACAGCCACCAGGCGCAACTATCTAGTTCAACTGGTAGCAGAAAGACTTACCGGAGAAAAGCAGGAGTCATTCACCAACGCTGCTATGCAATGGGGTACGGAGACTGAACCGCTCGCTCGTGTGGCGTATCAAACAACACATGACTGGGTGGAAGAAGTCGGGTTTATCAAGCACCCGACAATCGAGTGGTTTGGAGCTTCACCAGACGGGTTTACAGGTGACGGTCTGATTGAGATTAAATGCCCCAATACCACGACTCACCTAGACTGGAGGCTTGATGGTGTTGTTCCAAAAAAGCACCAACCGCAGATGCTGGCACAGCTCGCTTGCACAGGACGGAAGTGGGTTGACTTTGTATCGTTCGACCCACGCCTGCCAGAAAAGCTACAGTTGTTTGTAGTTAGATTTGAACCAGATCAGAAGGAGATATACGCACTCGAAACAAAAATCAAAGCATTCTTAGTAGACGTACAAACAGCAATCAACAAACTGGAGCAGTGATGGTTAAGTATGAACTCTCAGCAGCAATCGGCACGTACCAGAAAGACGGTCAAGAAAAGACCCGGTGGGCAAAGATCGGTACGGTAATGGAAACCAAATCAGGCAAGATGGCACTGAAGATCGACACGATCCCGGTTAACTGGGATGGCTGGGCTAGTCTTATGGAACCGAGGCCAAAAGATGACCCATTCTGATGTAGACCATCCACCCCACTACACTGCTGGCAAGATAGAGTGTATCGAGGCTATAGAGGCTGCTACAACAGGCTTAGAAGGTCTAGAAGCAGTCTGTACAGCCAACGTCATAAAGTACGTGTGGCGGTGGAAAAAAAAGAACGGCTTGCAGGATCTCGAAAAGGCTAAGTGGTACCTTGATCGACTAATCCAAGCGCAAGTTTCTCGCTCTCAATAACACGCCTCTCCCAGCCTCGGCCATACGTCTCCCAGGTTGGGAGAGACTTCATATAAGCTAAACGACGCGCACACAGGTCTTTTATCAACTTGTCTACAGGTTGAGCCTCTACAGCCTGCAATGTCATGCGACCTATAGCACCATCCGGGTTGGCCCCGACAGCCTCTTGTAGGAGCTTTGCAGCCCTACCAGGCCCACTGTTAACGCATGTATCAAACACGATGTAGTCAACACCAGCAGGCAGATCGTCAGCTTTAACAGCGTCCCAGTAGCGTCTCTTGTAGAACCCGTTCACCAGCTCAGGCGTAAGTGCCTTCATCTCATCGTGAGTCACTTGCCTACCGAGATAACCCTCCCAGGCTTTCTGTGTGACACCGAGGTTCGTACAGCCCTTGCGACCGTCTGGCAGTTGATTACCAGGGTCACGCTCGTCATCCGTGAAACTGCCCTCGTGCGCAATCATCTGCTTGAAAGCAAAGTCCCAGTTCTTATTCATTTGGAACCCTTCGCAAAGATTTTCTCAGCAGTACGACCACCAAAGTACGCCAGCATGATAAGTTGGCCCCACTCGCCCAGCAGCTTGACGTAAGACTCGTTCACGCTCCAACCAAATGCCGAAGCAGAGGCAAACACAAAATATGCCCCCAGAATCGCTATAAGCGTCATAGGGCGTATATTTTTAGACAGCCATGAGTCACTACCCATGTCTGCCTTCCAGCGGTCTGTGACGTTTTGCTGCTCTGCCTTAAACAGTTCTGTTTCGTTTGCCAGCTTTGCAAGTTCGCCTGACTGCTGTAGCTGCGCAAGCTCTGCTTGAGCCTTAGCTTTGGCTTCAGGGTCAGGAATGACTTTATCGAGAACCTTGCCAGCAAACGGCAATAACGCACTAAGCACTGGCAGCATCTTTCTTCTCCAGCATGTTGGCTACAGCTTTAGCACCCTGCCTGCCAGCAATACCGCCGACAGCACCGATAGACAACATCATGACGTCTTTCAGAATCGATAGAAATTTCTCATCGATAGGGCTGATGTTCTCCATATCGTGCTCTACAAATAGAACCCCGAGAATGATCGACACGACAGAGACAACCAGAATAAACGTGAGCGATAGAGCAATGATCGCCCACACCCTGACCTCTATCTGTTCTGCGGTTAAGTCTTTCATGTTATTGCCCCAGGAGATACAGCATCCACACAATGACAGCCATACAGATTGCAAGGATGACTGCTAATGCTCCAGCATCCTGCACGCTTTCATCTTCATCATTTTCGGGTTTACTGTCCATTCGGCCATGCCTCAATGATGTAGTTGACCAGATGGTAAAGAATGATGCCGCCAGTACCTATTACTGTAGCAATCAATGCACGTTCTCGCTTCTGCTTTTCCAACCTTTCAGCCTCGCGCTTGGCAGCAAGTTCAGCAGCCTTGCGCTTTTGCACGATAGATGTGTGTTCTGCAATGATCTCGTCCCACACATCACCCTGCCCAGACCACACAAGATACTGTTGTAGCTCTCGCTCCATATCTCGTATCTTGCGAGCAGCAATAACAGACTCCATCGCTTCTGACATTGCCGACCGCTGATCTTCTGGCTTTAGCTTGGCACGCTCTTCGTTACTAGCCTTTTGAACGGCATCACGCGCCTCGAAAAGCTGTAGAAAGTCACCAAGACAGTCTTGAGCCTGTTTGCCGATACTAATGGCTTTTTTGATGCCCTCAACCGCAGCCTCGGCAGTGGCAAGAGCTACGGCAACCTCGATCATGTCAGACCTTCAGAACCAGACCCAGCAACAGCACAATGATAAACCCTGCGCTGCCAATAAGGATTTGCTCTAACCGTTTGAGTCTTGCGTTGATCCCTTCGTATCGAACAGCGCAGACCTGTTCGTGAGCTGAGAAGCGTGTTTCCAGTTCCATGATTACACCCAGGGCAGAGGTGGTGACACTACAACAGGGTTCTTCTGTAGAGCAATCTGCTGTGCTACAGCGGCTTCGGTAGCGTCGCGGTCAACCCCATTAGCCCAGATCCAGTTAAGCATGATTTCTTGCGTCAAATCTGAATACGGGATGTAGTCATTAGGGTTTGCAGGCGGTAAAGAAACGGTACTGTAGATAGACGTTGAATACGTCTTGTCGCCATCAACCTCTTGCCCATTGCATCTCCATCCAATCTGCAAAACACACATAGATGGATCGGCAGACGACGGAGTGGTATGACACCATTCAACAACCCAGTCAATAATCATTTTTAAACTCCTTGTGTTCCGTGGTTAGCAAAGCATCCAAAATACAATCGTCTTGCCTCGTAAGCAACCAAATCTGCTAAATCAATATCATTGTAAAAACCAAATGATTTTGATTTTTTGCTTATTGTTAACTTAACTTGCCATTTGTTTTTTTGTTTATTCCAGCCTACGTTTTTATAACCAGACTGATTGTGTTTTGGACGTTTTGAGTTTCTTAAATTTTCCGTATGTGTTGACGCTCTAAGATTAGAAATATTGTTATTTTGCCTGTTCCCATCAATATGATCAATTATTTGTGGAGTAATGCCATGAAACATTAAAAACACAAGCCTGTGCTCTTGATAACGAATCTTATTAATTGAAACATTAACATATGGCCCGCTTTTGCTACCTGCTTTTTGATTGCTATAACGCTGATTCCAGTTTTGCCACCTACCCTCGGTTTTAAAGTCTGACCTACGCCGTTCTTTCCAATAAAGCCCATCCTCTCTGTACTCAAATAGCCTAAGCACTTCTTCTTGCGTTGCATTACGCATCTCAGGCTCCTTTGAGTGCGGCCACTTCGGCCTCTAGGGTTTCAATACGGGCCATTGCTTCTTGCAGGGCGACAGCGGCTTTCATAAGCAGTACAGAGGTTTTGACTGACTTTACCGTACCACCATCAATCTTATCTTCCGTTTCTTCTACAAGATTGGGAGAAGTCTGCTCTAACTCTTGGGCCACAACACCAATCAAGTACGGCGCATCGGGATTGGCTGCGACATCCGTTTTCATCCGGTACTTGCGGAACCGGATTGCTTTGATGTCATTCCACTGGCTTGAGGCGTCAGTAATGTCTTGCTTCAGTTTCTGATCTGAGATCGTGCCGTATGACCCATTTGCGTTTTGTATGTTGCCGTTACCAAAAATTTTGATATTAGCAACTGTATTCGCATCACTGGTTCCGTAAAAATGTAGCCAATCTGTACCGGCTGTTTTCGTCACCAAAGACGAAATTGATTCGGATGTATAGCTTGCGTTTGTAGCGGATACAACGACTGCTTGCGCGTTGGCAGTTTGCCTTAGCTCGTGATAAGTCCCAGTGCTATTCGCATAAGTTCCCGCATCACTCGCCTTAAAGTACCCACCGCTGGTGATACGGGCGCGTTCGGTGTCAGAGCCACCGTTAGGGCGTGTGTAAAACGCCAGCACCCCGCCGTAGTTGCCAGAGGTGGTATTCTCTTTCCCGCCACGAATGGATGCCATGTCGGTGATGCTGCTGCCATCGTAATACCCGGCGTAGACGGTGCCAGAAAGATTGCCGCTGTTAAAGGCTGACGTTTGAACAAGGGCTTGCGTGTAGCCGTTTGTGCTTGCAAATACTTGTGAACGGTAGCCAAGCGAAGAAGTACCTCCAACCAACAAATCCCCACTAGCATCCAGCGTCATCGCCTGTGTGAAACTGATCGCGTTGCCTGCGGTGCCGGAGGCTGCGATGTTAAACTTAAACGAACCACCATCCATCCGTAATTGAGTGGCCGCTTTGCTCAAATCATATGTCGGCGTATCGGATGAAGCAGCGTTGTTGGTGTTATACCCAAGGTACGCATAAGCGTTAGAGTTGGCAACATTGAAGCCAATACGATCATTGCTTGCGTTGTAGCGGGCGCCAATTGCAGGACCACCAGCAAAATTAGTCGCGTAGACATCTAGTTTTGCTGTAGGAGAAGTCACCCCCAGACCGAGGTTGCCGGAGGAGTCGAGACGCATACGCTCTGATCCGTTTGTGTAAAACGCCATAGGGTTTGCGCCCACTACACCGATGTTTCCGGTGGTGGCTCCAGAGTCAATGAAAGTCACTACATTTCCGGTATTTCCGAACTGCGCTGTCACTCCAGCAGAAGTAGCGGTTCCAACACGAAAACTTCCATTTACATCTAATTTAACCGCAGGCGCATTAGTACCAATACCAACCCGATCCGTAGACGCATCAGCAAAGATCAGGTTCGCATCTGTATCACCCTCAACACGGAAGTCAACATCAGCACCGTTCTCGTTGAATACAGCACCACCGTTAGCTACAAATGCCCCGCTGACCGTCGTAGTCGTACCGTTAGCCGAACCAATGTTGATCGCTGTCGTACTTGTAGAAACGCCACCAGTACCGAGATTGATGGTCTTAGTTAAACCAGACTCTGTAGCACCCGTACCAAGATTCAACGTATGAGTCTTAGTCGACCGGCCGATCGTCTGAGTTCCAGTCTGAGCAGTGCCACCGACCGTAAAGGTTCCGGTTTCCTGGGAACCTTCAATCTCAAAATTAATACCATTGTCTGTTATTAGTTTTGCAGTTGCTCCGCTAGGAACAAGTACAGTCTCATCTGCATAATTAAAAATAGACCCGGTGCCATTTGCTTGTAAGATAATAGATCCGTTTGTATTTGTTGCCTTTATCATTGCAATAGTAATGCCAGTAGGTTGTCCTAACTCAAGAACACCTCGCTTAATGTTTGCGCTAAACGTAAATTGCCCTGTTGAATTTGCAATGGTCGCACCTGCTGTGCCATCTCTAGCCTTAATAGCGCCAGTCTCAATGTTTGCAACATCAAGATCACCTGACATTACGACTTGACCAGTACCGTTAGGCGCGATTGTGATGTTGCCATTGGTATCTGTAGATGACAGCGTGTTGCCATCCAGACGGAGATTGTCGCTGTTGACCTGAGTGCCGGTGATTGTCGTGAACGTACCAGCAGCGGCAGACGAGCCACCGATTACAGCTCCGTCAATCGTCCCACCGTTAATATCTGTAGTCGTAAGAACAGACGATGCAATCGTCATAACACCAGTGCTGTCAGCGATAGATGCAGCAGCAGTACCATCTTTAGCCTTGATGTTGGTTGTTTCAATGCTCGTAACATCAACAGTGCCGGTTACATTAAGACCGCCTGATGCAAAGTTAGCAACCTCAGTACCATTAACTTTCATGATGGTAGAGGTTTTGGCGTCAATCGCCATATTCGCTGTGTTAGAACCGGCTGTATTGTTCCCGGTAACGATAATGCTTGCAGCGGTTACAAGAGTTGAGTCTGTGAGATTGTGCGACCAGAGTGCGCTACCGATAGTCTGAGATGTAAGCGTTGACGTCGTTGTTCTATTAAATACGACTACCCCGCTTGATGATGATCCATTACTGGTTGACTCTAGTGTGATTCCAGGCAAGCCAGAAGCTGCTGAGACATGAATAGTTCTAGTCGGGTTGAGCGTTCCAACACCAACCAATCCGGCAGCAGTAACGACAAAAGGTGATGTATCAGGATTAGCAGAATCCTCTACAAGCAGAGCATTGCCAGCACCGATCTGCGTGATCCTGAGAGCATCAGACGCAGAGTCAACAGACATTACAGTTGGTTTAGAAAAAGTCGCAACACCCGTCGAATCGGCAAGCGCAATAGATGAAGTACCGTCTTTAGCCTTGATATTGGTTACTTCGATATTCGTAAGGTCTACCGTTGTCGCAACAACATTACCAACCCAACCATCTGACGAGAAATAACCAGCGGACGCACCACCTACAGCAACACCCAACTGATTAGCAGCAAAACCATACAGACCAGTATCAAGATCGCCGTACAGTTGGATACCAGGCGCAGCAGCAGTGCCTTGTGGAATGACATACACATCCATTGCACCGGATTGCCATTCTTTTAGATCACTCATTAACTCCCGAATGGCATTGTTGATACCACTAGGCGCACAACCCTCGGCGATATTGATACCGTTGATGTCGGTATTGTTGCCGGGGGTAGTGGAAAACTCACTGATTTTGGTCTTTGCCATGATTATTCCTTCATCTGCTCAGCTTGATAGAGCATATTCAACAATGCTTGATAGTTGATGTCAGGCGCGGCTTGTCTTGCGCCTAAAAGACCCCTGGCAACCTGTCCGGCTCCATACGCAGCCTCACCAACTACACGAGGTGATGACATTGCAGCCCCAGCAGCCGCAGCAGGCATACCGCCTACCGAATACAATCCGATCCCACCGAGAGGCGCTGTGGCCCTCTGGATGCCTCTAGGAGCTAATTCACTGAGAGCTTGACCTGCAAGGGCTGGCATCATCTGTTGCCCACCCTGCTGCTCTAATTGCTGAGCAAGTTGAAGACGCTGGCCGTAGTTCGTCTGAGCATTGTTTCTCATCAAAGATTGCAGCTTACGCATGGCCGTATCAGCCGAGGCTTTGTTACCAAGCGAAAGCGCACGCTCGATCTCACGAATCTGATCGGTCGCTTCGCTGTAAGCCTGCATCGTTTTAGAGTATGTCGGGGCTTGTTTGCTAATCTCGTTTTTGATCGAGTTATAAACACCCTTAACAACCATCTCTGCTTGCGTACCAGGCTTGACCGTCTCAAGAACCTGACCGACCTTTTGCTTCAAGGCGTCCATGCCTTCTGGCGTATGGAAATCAGTAGGATTCAGGTTTTTCCAATCTTGAATTGCCTGATTAACCTCAGCTAGCTTGCCAGCGGCTTCTTCGTTCTTTACTTGACCCTTATATGTAACCTTGCTTTCTGCCTGTTGCAGTGCATTATCAATGCCAGTAAAGGTGAGAACGGTCTTATCACCTTTGATATTTTGCATGTTGGCGCGATAAACATTGCCGCGATCAACACGCAATTGCTCAAGGTTCTGTTTTGCAGCCTCAAGAACATCTGTCATCGGAGCTTGACCACGCAGGTTCTCAACAAACTGAGCGCCCCTAGCACCACCCTCACGACCAGCTTGATAAGCCTGACTGATAGCCTCTCGACCCGCCCCGGTAGTGGCGCCCAGCATGCTAGGAGCAACAGCCCCAGCACCGCGCACAGCAGCCGTCCCAGCGCGTGCAGTAAGCGCGAGAGGGTCTACATAGCTAGCACCAGTAGAAAGCGCCCCAGAGACCGCTGGAAGCCTTCCTGTGGCCATTGCACCGCCAGTCATAATGCTAGACACATCTGCCATAAATGCAGCAGGATCTGTAGCAATCAGTTTCTTGACGGCTTCTGTAGACCCATACCGCTGGCGATACATCTCAGCAACTTGGCTTGCAGCCTGACGAGAAGCAGGGTCTTCGCCTATTGCTTGAACAAGCCTCTCTGGCAAGATGTTCTGCAAGGTTCCAGCAGCAACGTCTAATACGGCTTTGCCGGTCTGAATCGGGCTGGCAATGGCTGATGCGATATCGCCAACCATACGACCTACTGAACCAGGAAACGCTGCTATGCCTCGCTCAGCGACTTCTAACGGCCCCATCTCGCCGTAAGAAACCCGGCTTACGTCTCGGATCTCTTTTTTGAAGTCTTGGCTAGCACGTTGCAAGACTTGTTCACGGGTGACGTTGTTAGGCACATTTTCGTAAACATGCGTCGAACCGTCGCCAAAGGTAACAGTAATATCAGCCATGATTACCACTGACTCCTTCCAGTTCGAGCACGGGTAGATTGAAGTTGTTTTTCAATCTCTTTCGCAATTTCGCCCGTTCCGAATAGTCTATCAAGATTAGCCATTGCGTCTAAGTTTGCTTCGTAACTCAAACTCGGGTCTGTTGCAGCACGCAAGTACATCTGCATTTCAGCATTAGAGTTCATCTGCTGAGCACTCATGCCTGTAGCGTTCTTAATCAGGTTCAACAGAAGAGGTCGAGTTTGTTCAATTGTCTGACGTTGCTGCTCTGTCTTCGTTCCAACAGCAGCACCAACCGCACGGCCAGCACCGGAAGCAGAAGCCATAGCCCCTACGTTTTCTGTAGCAGAAGCCTCGGTGCTTACAATCCCACCTTCTTTCAGCAAGGTGTCATAGTTGCGTTTAAGCTGGCGCAACGTAGTACCGAGTTGGTCTTTTGCATCTTCCCGCTTAGACATTTCTTCTTGACGTTTTTCCTGCAAAGCTTGTTGTTGTGCGGCAAACTGTTCACGACGCAAATCAACCATTTGCTGAGAAATGTCCTGTTGTGACTTTGCAAGCGTTCCGGTCAGCTCTTGTTGGCTCTTAGCAAGATCAAGCGACTGCTGCATCTGTTGTTCGCGTAGCTTCATGCTTTCAGCAGACGTAGACGCACGCTGAGCTGACTCACCCAACTGACGAATACGCTCATCAACCTTGTCGGGCGGTAGTTGACCAGTCGCATAGCTTTGAGCATATCGCTGGGCAATGGCTCGCAGAGACTGCGGCAGAGTGTTGTCGGCGGTAAAGATCTCAAACGGGTTGTCTTGCGTCATTCCACCAGGCGTGAGACCGACTTGCCTCATGCCCTGAACGATTTCCGGCACAGCTTTGAGCGCAGCAAGTGGGTTATCAGACAACGCAGCCAATGCCATCAGTCGCTGAGGATCGAGTTGCAGACCACCAGCGGTAGGCATCTGACCGATCTGAACATTACCGTCGGACTCTTCTGCAAACTGTGCAGGCTGACCAGGAGTGCGCTGGATAATCGAACCGGATAGCTGGCGCATCTGTTCCATACGACGCTGCTCAGCAATCTTGCGAGCCATCTCCATCTCTTGCAAACGCTGGCTATATACGTTCTGATATGCCTGCTGACCAGCAGACAAACCTTGTATCAGCCCCTGTCCCAAACCGGGACGTACAGCAGCAGGCCCACCAGCAGCCAACAGACCTAGACCGAGGTTCAGCAGACCTGCCTGCCTAGCCTGACCCTGTAGACGAGCAGCCTCTTCCTCGCCCAGTAGACCAGTTGCGTAAGAGGGTGCTTGCGGAAACAACAGAGATGCAATATCCATGATTCACCTCACAGCAGCGTTACAGGTCGCTGTTGTACTAATTTAGGAGCGAGCAGAGATTGAATGGGGCTGGTAATGTCGACACCTTTGCCTTGGATGATTCCAGGGGTGGGTGCGCCTTGTTGTTGACGCGATAGCAGACCGCCGATGATAGGCCCAAGAAAATTAGAACCGCCGCCACCAGTTTGTGTTGTGGTCGATGATGCGCCTGATGGTTTCCAGCCTACGATGTTGTTGACCAAATCAGGGTCAAGGCCCAACGTAGTGAGAGCCGTAGTCAGATACTGCTGAGACGCACCAGGAAGGCTTGTAACGATATCTTTTGCTACCTGTAGACCGGATACTTCTTTGCCTGGCCCCATGCTTGTAGGTGTTGACTCGATGATCGGCGCTTCACCCTGAATCAACCCAGGGCCGTATCCAGCATCACCCAACAACGCTGCCTTCGTTGCGCTTCCAGTGGCATCTACAGCAGGCGTGCCCATTGATGCTTCTATCGCTGCAAGGTCACCAGCAGCAATTGCCCCAGCACTAGGCCCAAGCATTGCAGTAGCTTCAGGAGTCAACTGACCAGCAATGTTCTCAACAGCAAGCGGAGGCTGCGCAAGAGTACCTGTAAGCGCAGTGTCACCAGGAACCAACACCGGCTCACTGATGACAGGAGGTGGAACCATATTTAGAAGACCTTCGCCATACCCGGCATTACTATACAGCGCGGCTCTTGTTGGATCTCCTGCAACAGCGCCAAATAAATCGCCACCAATAGCACCAAGAGCTTGTCCGCTTACATACGTTAACAACGCAGCATTTGCTGCTTTAGCGAGTTGGTCGACGATCTTGTCAACTTTTGCACTACCGAACAATGTGCTTGATTGATATGTAGACGCCTCTGGCGCACCACTCTCACCGTATCGGATTGCGATATTTGTTCTGTCGCCTTGATCTGTAGCAACAGTACCTGCTAACGGGTAAATCGTAAATCCACCTGGGGTTGGCTGACCAGATAACTGTGATCCGGTAATCCCCATCTCGTTAAAAGCAGCAATCGCTTTAGTGCCAGGAAATAAAAGACTAGAGGTTACCGCTCCATGCCCATCAACATACTCTTTGATAGGAATAAGATGTTGTGTTTCATCTGCTGTAAGCTGTCGACCCAACGCTGGGCTATAGTAACCAGCAAGTGTGGTCTCCTCTTCAAAGCGAGGACGGTATTCCGGCCCACTTTCACCTTGACCGACGATTTCATCGCCAGCAAAACGCATACGGCCAGTCGGTACTAACACCGGCTGTACATTCATCTGAGAAGGGTCAGACGGAAATACTGACTTAAAGTATTCGCTTAGTTGTGACGCTGATACGGCCATGATGTCACCTACTTCTTAATACCGAGATACGTCAAAAGACCAGACGCAACAGCAGCAGGGATGTTCAGACTTCCATCAGACCCTAGAACAGCACCACCGGCTAGTGCAGCACCGAGAGACTGCAAGGTTGGATCTGATGTGTATTCTGTCGATACGGTCTGACCTGTTGGGATAGCAGATAGACCTGAAAGGAAGGTTTGTAGCTGCGTATAAGGAGCTGTTTGTGTCTCCCTGAACAAATCCATCGCTGCTTGGTTTTTAGCTTGCTGATAACCCTCTCTAATCTGACCAATACGCAGAGCCTTTTCGTAGTCTGCGTAATCAGCTTGAGATAGTGTCGGAGCAAGGCCAGCAGCAGCTTCTTGACGGGCACGTTCAGACTCGTAACCCTTAAACGCAAGCGTCCCACCGATATTCGACAGCTCTCGCGCCAATCCAGTAGCGGCACGCTCTTGAAGTTGTTGAGCGGCACCAGACCCGTATCGTCCAGCACGAGAAGCCTGAGAGGTGATGTCGGCAATTTGCTGTTGGAAAGCCTCTTCAATCGGTGTTTTAGCAGCAGCAAATGCGCCTTGAAAGAACGGGTTCAATCCAAGGTAATCGCCCTTTAATGTTTTTTCTTGTTGAGTCTGCGCTTGCTTCAAAAGCTGACTACCACCGCCACCAAACAAGGCTCGGTTATACGCAGCACTCAGCGCCGAAGTCGTCTCCATGCTCGGATCAACGTACCTAGCACCACCATATACAGCAGGCGACCCCTTGTCATATAAATCTTCAAGACGCTGCATACCAAGCTGGTACATGTTTTTTGTTTCGCCCGTAGGGGTAAACCCAACAGGCGCGGTCGTAACGGTAGATGAAGATGGGCCACTCATGTCACACCTCTGCTGCCCACTTGACGGGCTTGAAACCCTGCTCTGGAGCTACCTGCTCCCAGCCAGGACGTAATGATGAAAAGGTTAGTTTCTTAGCACCAGACTCTTTTGCAATCTGCTTGGCAAGTTCCATAGCACCATCCAGATTCCACTCTGCCCAGCCAGCCCACAAGTGCATCCCAGTCCGCTCTGGCTGCATGACAGCAAACGCTACAGGCTTGCCTTCTTCAACAGCTAGCCACAACGCTGCACGGCGCTCTTTGCACTCTGTATAAACATCTTCAGGAAGCCACGGCTCAGGAGATACCTGCGCGATCTCCACGAGCTTAGGGCGCACCCACTCCCACACAGAAGCAAGTTGCTCAGGTTGTACGTATGTTTTAGCCAAGGACGACATATTTGTAGGTCTTATCCGCAGTTGAGTTAGCAAAATGGTTGACAGTGCATTGACCTTGAATCTGGTTCGATGCGTATACGTCAGACGTTGATGACTCGTCTACCTTGTTAGCAGTGACAATGACACTAGGAGTCGATGGGCGAGTCGGGCTTGTCTGGGTAGGAATCTGTTCAAGAATTACAGCAGTGTTAGTAGTCGACCACATTATTTCAACGTAGTCACCAGCATTAACTTGGTTGTAAAAGTTCAACGCTGCAATCAAGTGGCCTTTAACAGAACCATGCTTGTTAGGAACCGAGAACTTAGAGTTAGACCCAGCAATGTCAGTACCGTTCTTACGAAACCACACGTCGACATCTTGAATCTGCGAGTCATCGTTAGCAAACTGAATAGAGAACTGAATGTTATAGATACCACCCGTTGCAAACGTGATCCGAGAGTTGCTGACAATGCTGACACCGTTACTGTAGTCAGTCGTGTTCAGCGTGATTGCATATGCCGCTGTGGTGCTTGCAGCAGACTGGTCTGTTGTGTCTTGAAATGCCCCGTAAGGAACGTTATCCGTGTTAGCAGCAGCAGAGGCAGCCACAAACAGAATAATGCTGTCCTCGCTGATTCTGGGGTCATACAGAGTGGTTGTAGTAGCACCGCCCGTAGCAAGCGTAATAGTGCCTACAGAGTTGATCTTACCGTCAAGAGTCCGATTGACGATCTCGGCTATGTCACGAGGCGTACCGCCCTGCTGAGGTAATCTGCGAAACATCACCGACCCCCTGCTGGGACTATCTCAACCTCTACACCAGTTGCGTTTGTCCAGTTACCTGTCGGCGTCAGCGAAACCCGGTGATACCGACCGATTGACCGTAGCGGGATTCTGTTCTCGCTAGACGCAGCAACAGCGGTCGAATAGTCCAGATTTCCATCCAGCCTGAACCTGCTTGCAACAGATACCGTTGCAGATCCATTCGCCACAAGTGGCCTAGCAAGTCTTAGCATCGTGTTAACAGGCTGTTCGATGTCACCTGTTGTGAGTGTTGCAGTCAACGGGTCGCCACTAAAAGTAACAATCTTGCCACCCCTGACACCCCCGAGAACGATCTGCCCACCCGCCCATAAACGCGAGTCAAGCGACGCAGGCAATGTATCGATTGACGCAGAGTACAGATCCAGCCCTTCCAGCGATACAGGAGGTGTCGCCAATGTAGATACGTAATCTGCGGTTGTCTGAGCGTAAGACCACTTATCTGCTGCCCAGTTATAGATAAGCAGATAGGTCTGTGCAAAGGTATTGGTGAACCCCCATATAACAACTTTGTTAACAGGATCGATTGCAGCAGAGATGTTCTGAAGAACCGTAGGAGCTACGTTATCAAAGAACCACTTGTCTATACGATCATTCCCAATCGGTTTGACAGTCTGACCATCGCATACATAGAACCCGTCATCAGACAAAAAGTACGTGAAGCCACCAGACTGCACAATGCTCCCGCGACTCATGCAGCCAAGACTACGAGTGATATTGTCAAATTGGAAGTAAAGAGGCGCACCAATGTACGTCATCCGATAAATGCTGCGCTCTAACAAGACAATGCCGAACTCGCCACCTGTAATCCCCATGATGTCGCCACCATCGGGAATAAACTGGCTATCAGACTGAGAACCAGTACCAGGCGTCCAGTTAGTCTCGTCATTTACATCTGACCAAAAGACTTTATTTGGATCTGCTGTAGTTCCCGCAGCCACAACAAAGTCACGCACAACCGTCACGTATTTAGCAGCAGGCGCAGCAGCGTCTAGGTTGTTGAAAGCAGCAGACGATCCAAGAGTAAACCCCTGCAAGATGTCCTTGCCATTCGACATTATCAGCACATTGCCGAATAGAGCATGATCCCAGAAGTCTGTTGTTGTATACGGGCTGACAATCCTAGACCTGTTATCAAGGTTAATTGTCGTGTCATTAAATAAGTACAGCTTTGTTGAACCAGCAGCAAATAAATACTGCGTGCCAGCAAACTTTACAGGTATTGATACGTACAGATTTTGATCTGCTGCGTTACTAATATCTTCTGCTTCTTCCAGCGGAATATAACCAACATTTGTTGGAATGACGTTCTTAGCCTCAGAAAGATTTGCAGCAATCCCAGGCTTGTCAGGCGTCCACTGATCGAACAGGATCTTCATCGCGCAGTCACCGACATCGTTAGCGGAGAAGCACTGAACTCACCCCGATCATCCGACTCACGCAGACCCAACAGACCACGGTCATACATGGCTTGCCAAGTAGCAAGCCGAGCATCGTTCATCAGATACGGCTCGGCCTCTGCAAGACTTCCATACAACAGAAGGTCAGGGCAGTTAGCAAGAAAGACGTTAGACGTATTGGCGTCGCTCAGAAACGCAGGCGCAGCGTAATACAGAAGAGGCACAGAGTAGGTCGTGTCAGGCGTGGCGCCAAACTTAATCGTACTCGACAGAATCGTGTAGTACGAAGGTTTGTTCTGTTCGTATGTACGACCGTTGCGCTCAAGAGTAGATGGTGTGAGATAGGTCAGCGTCCACGTAGGATCGCCATCAATATAGATGTTCTTGAGTTCAAGAAAGTCGCTCGGCAGATTGACCGTTGATGTGCCGCCAGTCGTGGTTAGCGTGGTCGACGAGAGCATCTGCCGGATACGTAGCTCACGGCGCAGTCGAATCTCAGCAAACTGGATAAAGTCAGGAATCTGACTTGTGAGGTCACTTCTTGCGAGATAGTTTGCGACGCTGGTCTTTAGGTCGCTGTACGTTGTGATTGCCATGTTTTACGTCATCCCATCCAAACGTCCTGGCCCCGGTATGCCCTATGTGCATAGACAAATCGTGGTCAACGTGAACGGGAATGTCGCTTTCTAAGCACTTCACACAGAAAGTAACGTCTTCCCCGATAACCCCACCATGATCCGTCCAGATAACGTCATGCCAAGGTTGCGGAACTTTCTCAAAGACTTCTCGCCTGATTAGTGTAACACCGAACCCTACCGCTGTCACCTGTTCTATGCCCGTTTTACCCCTAGATTCAACCTTGTGCCAAACCTGAGAAACCTCTGCGCCCTTCTTGATTTCTAGGTTTAAAGCAGTCGGCAATACAGGCTCTCTACGGGTAGTTGCGTTAACTCCAAGAACCGGGACGTTTCTAGCAATCAGCACCTCTAGCGTGTTACTCGGAAACCGCATGTCGCTGTCAATCCACAGCACAGCATCGGCACCCATCTCTAACGCTTCGTGAGCTAGCTTCTCTCGCTGTGTAAATATCAGCGTACCAGGCATCTGTAACAGTTCAATCTCGACTTTGCCACGTTTGGCTTCGTATTGAACTAATTTGGCAAGGTCAAAACAGAACCCGGCCATAACCTCATCACGACATGGTACGCAGATAGCTACTTTCAAATTTTCCCCGGATGCGTTCTAAAGAAACGGTTATCAGGATGGTTCAAAAAGGCTTTGAATCGTGTCTGATCGATAACAGTAAAGCCCTGCATGATCTTGTCACGGTTTAACTGATCGACAACAGTGAGAGGCAGGCGAGCAACGTGGGTAATGACATCATCGAACTTACCGTCTGAGTCATTGTATTGCCGCTTGTTAGCATCGATGATTTTAGAAACATCCTGCCTTGTTTCTAGAATCACCCCGTCATCAGTCTCGTGTGCGACTGTATAACGGCCATCTTCAACTGAGAATAGTTTCATTGATCTACTCTAACATGCGACCAGGTTCTTCCAACCCTGACGCCTCGGATGCAATTTGGAGACACGCCAAACCGTCTAGCTAGGCTTGCATGGCTGTCTGAGCTTTGACGGATTTGCTTCACGATTTCTTCGTTTATCAGCGCCTTGCCGTTTCCAGTTCCTACAGGAGCAACTACTCGCTTCCTGCCTTTGCTAATCATGTCTTGAGAATTTTCTTTTGGAGTTCCGATTGATAGATGTTTAGGGTTCACACAACTCGGGTTATCACAACTATGCATTACAAACATACCGGCAGGAATTTCTGCCTTATTTGCCAATCGCCAGCTCACTCTATGAGCGCCATCAGACCCTAGTGCTTTAACGCCTAAACTTATTCTTCCGTATCCATTTGCAAGTTTCTGACCTTGCCATTCCCAACATTCGTTTTCGCCAACCTTTTTGACTTTAAGCCAGAACCTAACCTCTAACGGGGCTTGCGACCACTTCCTATCTTCTGTGGTTCCGTATTTTTTCAATCTAACGTAATGCTTATAACAGTAACCAAATGCTTTTAATTTTCCACCACAACCATCTACTTTGCACTGCATGGCTACCCCCATCGTTAGACAGGGGTAGCTTATCATGCAATCAGCACACGGTCAATTACAGAGCTGCATTAAGATCGGCCACCAGACCATGAGCTGCCTCATTGCGCATTTCGAGCGTGAACTCAGCAAGAAGCTGGGTCTTCTCGCTGTCGCCCGTCTTAGCCAGATCGTTAGTCTGGAACGGACGCAGATACGCAACAGCCGCATACTCAGGATCGATCAAGAAGGCATCGCGGGTACGGATGAAGCGGTCAGGCGTTACCGACAGAGTACCAAAGTCCGACATATAAACGTCGGCAGCACCGATAATCGTCGTCGGCTGATCGCCAGGTGCCATATAACGCTGGGCAGCAATACCGGCGAAACTTGACACTTTCTGCTTCAGACCGCTGTTAACAACCAGCATCGTTGGGTTGCCACCGCTGTCAAACACCTCAGCAACGACGGTCTTCAGCAGCGTCTCGGTAAATGTGCGGGTAGCACCATCCGAGCGGGTCGATACACCAATCGTCGTGGGATCGGTGCCAGACGTACCGGCGTCAGTGTTGGTCTTGATCCAAGACAGCAGAGCACCCAGCTTACGAGCGGTCGACGAAGAACCAGCACTACGGCCCTGATTGGCACCGAGAATGGTTTCCATGTCACGCTTAAGCTCGCTGGCAGCTTTAGAAAGCTGATAAGCCTTCTCCGACTTACGACCGGCCTTGTTCACCGCTTCCAGGGTGCCGGAGACTTGAATCGTCTTCTGCACGATCTGGCAGTAGTTGCCTAGACGGGTCGTCGGGCTGATGGTCGCAGAAACAGCGTCATCACCTTCAACAGCAGCGTTCGCACTGGTAGCAGCAGCAAGGCTATCACTCTGCCACTCGTGGAACACGGCGGTTGCTTTGGTGCGAGCAAGGGTTGAGAGAATGGGAGTTTCGGTGGGGCTGATGTCATAAATGACGTCGATCAGATCCTCACGCTGGCCAATGGCCGTATGGGCGGTAAAGGTGGGCATGATTTATCTCACAAGAATTTTTCAAAAAGGCTTGCGGCATCTCTGGCTTTGCCAGACTTCCGCAGTCGGTTGCGTTCAGCCTTATACGATTCGGTTTCTGGTTGGGCAGTTTTTGCAGCGCCGGACTTGAGAACTGGAGGTGCCTGAGTTACTTTCTTAGGCCCTTGGCTTACAAGTTTGTCGTACTGCGCTGCCTTCCATAACGCCAAAACCGCACGGCTGTCATATACGTTTGCAAGCTCCTGATCGGTAAAACCTATCTGCTTGGCATAGTTGCGAATGTCTGCCCTGACTTGATCGGCCTTTTCAGGTTGCGAAAACTCAGGGATAAACTGACTTAGCTTCTGCGCTTCTTGAGCTAGATGAGCTTGCAGTGCTTGCTGCTGCTCGGCTTGTCGCATATGTGCGAGGCGTTGCTGTTCAGCCTGTACTGCCGCCAATTGCTCTTTCCGCTGCATCTGCTCGGCCATCTTTACTGCATAGCCAATCGGATCGGTTTCTTTCAGAGCTTCAATGTTTTCCGGTTTGTTCTGCTCAGCTAGAACTTTTTGAATAAGTTCCAGGCGTTGAGCATACTGATCGCGGAGTTGTTTAGCCTGCTCGACAGCGGCTTTTTCAGCCTCAACAGCCTTACGCTGTTCTGCGAGCGCCTGGGTCTTTTGAGTGTAGTCAGTGCCTAATTGATACGACTTAATGAGTTCATCGATGGTAACTTCGCGTTCCTCACCTGCGGCTTTCACCCGGTAGCGCGGTGTTTCCTCGACTTGCTCTTGTTGCACCTCTTGCGTTTCTTCCTGCGGCTCTTGAGTCGGTTCTTCACCTTCATCGGCCATCATTCCGAGAATCGCATTGGCTGCACTGTTTACATCAAGTGGGCCACTTCCATTTGGATTGGTGTCCATATTACCCCTAAAGTATTTTCCAACGCTTTGATTTCATCTCAGTCGTGGCTGCAATAGCCTCAAAATGACTGACGATGGCATCAATTGCACGAATCATTCTATAAAAACTTTCTCTTTTGTCAATATCTGACTCATAAGTATTTAGTAAAGCCTCAGTATATATAGACTTTAACTTGTTCAGTTCACCGCGAAACTCATCGTCTCGCATTAAGTTAGCAGCGCGTTCTGGCGTCATCCGGGTATCTCAACATTTGCAGAAATACCTGCTCCAATCTTGGCAGCTTTCAACTGAGCCTCAACCTGAAACTCCTGCTGTTTCAATTGGAGTTCAGCCGCGGCCTTTTCTCGCGCCAGTTGAATATCAGCCTGAGCCTTGAGTCTTTGAGTCTCAATTGCTGCCATTGCTTTCTGCTGCTCGATCTGAATCTGAGCCTGGGCTTGCGCCATCATCGCATCCAACGCAGGATTGCCCTGTTGCTGTTGCGGCTGTGCAAGCTGCTGATCGACTTCAGGCGTGATCTCTTTGAAGAACTCGGTCGAGTCTTTGAACCCTGCCGCCTCGATAAACCTACCCAGCGTCGCACGATACTGACCGACAGACACCAGCGGATTGGCAGGGCCATAACCCTGAAGAATCTGCTCCTGTTTAGCCAGCACCATCTGAAGCATGGCCATTTGCTCTTGCTTTGTACCCGTCCCAAGACCGACAGAAATGGTTACATCATATTGGTTCGACCACTCTCGCGGATCCATCGGCACAAACTTGCCGCGCATCCTGATAAGTCTGGGTTGGTCTTGATACTTGCAGAGTAAATGAAGAATGCCCTTAAACAGGCTTTTTACACCCGTCTCAGCAAACAATCGAGCAATCAGCTCTAGCTTGCCCTGTGCAGCGCCCATAGTAGCCGCTACAGCCGCAGCAGTGACGTTCTGTAGGACGTTAGGGTCTAACCCCTGCTGAGCGTCTGAAACGCCTGTACGCTTCTGCTGGACGTTATCAAAGTACCCCAGCATTGGGAATGCACTGTCAGCAATGTTCGGCACAACCATCGGCGTTATCGCACCGGGTGACTTCATCCTGACAACGCCACCAGGCGTGACGTTCAGAAGGTCATCCAGATTAACCTGACCCTCAATCGCACCCACCCGAGCATTGTTCGACAGATACAGGTTATCAAGAGCCTGCCTGACAAGAGTGGACTTAATCAGTTGCAAATCCATCGTCCGATCAGCCATAGACTGACCAAAGAATTTATGCGGAATCGGGAACGGGCAGATTACATGGAAAGGCACATAATCAACCGGAATGTTGGCTTTTGTACCATCAGCCCGAGTGAGAATCTGCTGATTGCTGTAGTAAATCTGACGAAGTTCAGCAAGGCCGTCATCGTCTGAGTCTACGTAGATATAGCACTCGTATACCTCGACTTCCTGCATGGACTCGTCAAGACTCTCCTGCTCGAACGGTTCTTCACCCGGCGAGTACCGAGCGATACGCTCTTCTGTAAAGTCCAGAGAATTGAACTGAGGCAGGCTATAAACCTCATCCTTGTCGAAACCCATCTGGACGAGTTCGGTTCTCGGCACGAGACTACGATGAGCACAGAAAGGCATCTTCTCCTGACCGAATACAGCTTTCTTGCTAACAATAAACTCTTCTGGCGGTACGCACTCAATTGCAACACGACCAGACTTGTCTTTCTTTCTGACGGTAACGGTTGACGTTGTTGACATCATCGGCTGACCGTCAAGACCCATCATGACGTTGCCATCAGGCCCGAGCATTTCTTCCTGCTCGATACTCTGCCCGACAATCTCTCGCGTGCCGTCTGACAGCAACAGAGCTAGTTCAGCATCGGTAAGGTTCCGATACTCTTCTTCAGTAACGTCGATACGCTCGTCCCAGTAGGCTTTAACCGTACCTGTTTTAGCCGTGAGCGCGTCCCAGAACCATTGATGCAGAATCGCAAAGCCTGGGTTGTCTTTGTAAAACACCCAGTTACAGTAGTCGGTTGCTTGTTTAGCGGTTTCTTCATCACCAGGCCCGACAGGTTCAAACCGAACGATATCGTCGCTTGCAGTAAAAACCCGGATAAGCTGCGGCAAAGCACCATCTACGGCTTCTGCAACCTCACCCGTTACGATCTGGCTGCGCCCCTCTACTTCGTTGCCATACGGGTTGCGCAGGTAGTAATTCAGGGCTTCAGCACGCTGGGCGGTTGTTTCGCTGTCCAGCATGCCAATGGCGTCATCAATCTCTGCACTTAGGATTGATGCAAGGCGTCCTTCATCCATTTTTCTGCTCGCTTGGTGTAGGGGCGCTTCTCTTCCTTTTCGGTGAGTAGCTGCCGGAGTTCGTTGATTTGCTGGCGCAGTTCTGCAATATCACGATCATAATCACGCCGCAAAACGATATTGCCCTGTGGGACTAGCATTAGACCACCCAACGTGTGTTAACAGGCAAGGGTTTGCCCCAGTTGTCATTATTCATCATCTCTAACGATTGAGCAAGGTATCGGAAAGCATCAGCCGCATGAGAGTGCTCATCGTGCAAAGGCGCACCAGCTTCCTGCGTAACCTGATTTATCTGCCGCCTGTAGCGTTTTAGGTGATTAACAAGCTCTGTACACCTGTCAGCATCAAAATAAGTGCGGGGAAATATCATCCTGGCGAGCCTTATCCCCTCTTCTGGGTTGCCTCTGGCTAATACTTGGACGTTTCTGCCGAGCGTCTGTAGCAGTTCCTGAGTAGATTTCCCAGACTTAAAGTCTCTGTGAGCACCGTCGTGAGGTATGTAATCGGTTCCCCAGTTCCACTTTCTTTCTTGTAACTGCATTACGTAGCTGTCAATCGTTCTGTGAGAGTCTTCTATGTAATCGATCACCCGGACTTCTGACGCAACCCTCTGCACGCAGATAATCGACATAGAGTCGTTCCAGCCCAAGTCCCAGACCGTATGAACTTTAAGCTGCGGGTCGTATGGCACAGCACGAATCCGGCCCTCTCTCTGGGTGGCTTCGATCTCATTGGCGTAAATAGCGCCCTCGACAGCAGGTCGGCACTTGCCCTCCCATGTCGTGAGATAGCCAACAGGGTCACGGTCTAACCACTGTCTGCGCTCTTTATCAAGTTCAGGCGGGAACCACGGGTTATCCTGCCAGTTCATCTCGATAATGACAGATTCTTCTGGCGGTCTAACAACAAACCGGCTGAAAGTCTCGTCTGTATCAAGTTCAGGGTTAAACGTCACCCATATCTCTGAACCTGGCTTTCTGATCGTTGGTATCAGTACATCCCAACTCTTTTTTGTAACGACCTGAGCCTCTTCCACCCAGCAGATGTCAGTGCCCTCGTAGCTTTTGAGGTTGAAGACACCCTGCTGACGTATGCCTGCAAAGGTGAACTCTGTGCCGTTTGTGCCGAGAATCTTGTTCTCTTGGATGGTATAGAACTGATCTAAGCCTAGAGACTCGATCTGGTCTTTTAAAAGACGATGAACAGACTCTTGAATAGACTTCTGCGTTTCTCTTGCACAAAGAACCCGGATAGGCTTTGTCGCACCAATAGAAACCAGCGCCCGAGCTACCGACCAACTCTTAGCACTACCTCGACCACCGTGGATGACTTTGTACCGCTTCGGCTGGAAGAGAGGCAGCAGCTTCTGCGGTATCTCAATTCTCGTTTTGGATACCGACAATCTCTAGCACCGTTTGAATAGGGCCACCGTTCGACCCTGTTACCTGTGTCTCGACAGGAATCAGCCTCGCAGCCAGCTTATAAAACTCGGTAAGGTGCTTTGGGTCTTCTTGCGCCCACTGCACCATGCGTTGAGTCCCGCCTAGTTGCTCAAACGCTTCAGCAATAGCTATTTTCATGCTGTGGTGTACTTTATTCGGCACACCCTTTGGTCGGCCAGCGCCTGCTCTTGGGCCACCTCTTTTCCTGATTTTTTCTTGTATGTTTTCTGACATTTCCTGACTCCTGTCGGTTGGTCAGTAATTACTTACATCGGTTTTGTATCAATCTTGCAACGTATGCATCTTTCTTCTGCTCTTTTGTTGGAGCGAAAAGCGCCCTACTCCTGTTATCAGTGTTTTCAGGCTCACACAGATAATACATTGCTAGACTGTTTCTTGTGACGTTATCAGGACAATCTATCGGCTCCGGTAGTCCATGCCATGACCCGCGAGTATCAAAAATGACCGCTCGGTTAAATACTGGAGCAATCTCTTTTATCAGCCGTTTCTTTCCGTCGTACAGTCCTAGATGACCACCCCATTCCTCATCCCAGTCTGGCGTCAGGTAAACGATGACATTTAGCCTGCGCTGAAGGTTGAGTTTAGGATGGATGTTGTAATCCAAATGTACGTTGAGCTTGCCACCCCTGCCATGCTGATGGAGTCCACCACCGTGTAACCCGTAGTCAGCAATAATATGCTCGCCAATCAACGCTCCAAACTGGTCTGCAAGCCCCGCTAAGGTTGTTAGCGCTCTGTAAGTCGCTTGCCCGAACCTTTGCCAGTTGTTGCAGGTTTGCTTGATCTCTAACGGGTTATCGTATCGGAACCAGCACGGGTCGTCTTGATGCGGGAACTCTGCGGCTATTTCTTCCGCCTCTTGCAGGCAGTCATCAGCTATTGCATGCCAGAATGGCTTGTGAAATATCGTTAGGTTCACTCTACGCTCATCATCTTGACTGCTTCTTCTTCACCTGGGAATACTACAAAGTTGCGAGTTCCTGTACCAGCACCGCGAGAACCTTGGTCTAAGTACCGAATACCAGGGATTCCAGCAGCCCTAAGCATCTGAGCAGTTTCAGGGCTGTTACCAAACGTCTGAAGAATTGTTTTTCCAGGCATATCCATAATGCCTTTGTAGAAGCCTTTTGTTGTTGGGTTTTTGTTCAAATTCTGAAACACCTCTAACAAAGGCCTACCTTGATTCATAACGAAATCTTTAACTTCTTTAGGCTGATCTTTAAGCGGCTTGTCGTAATCCAGCATCTTGCCAATCATCTCGTCTGGGATGTCTACGGTGTAAAAGTTGCCTGGATTCATATTGATCCCAGAAAACTTATTTAAGTCCAAATTTTTAACAAACTTTGCTTGGGCATCCCATCCGTAATCTGGAGACAGAATTTCTTCCATCAGTAGCTTTGGGTGTCTTCTTGTCATCATTGATTCCCAAAACCCAACCTCTGCATTCGCTTCATCAATGGCTTTTTGATTTCTAGCCCTATGAGCCAGTTCTTGTTTTCTTAGCGATTGATTGTACAAATACTCAAGCGATTTTCCGCCGTAACCAGCTTTTTCCGGATCAATCGAGGCATCAATAAATTGATAACTTTTCGCAACGCCAGGAGCCTCGGCAAAGTACAACCCGTGCCCATACGCCTGCGCTCCCTCGCCCGTGCCAATCTTAGAAGCGTCAAACTTACTAAACCTGTGCGGACTGCCATGATACGCAGTAAGCGCCAATAGCCCCGCAAGCTCATCTGACCCTTTAGCAGCCTGCACAACATCGGCCAGCAATCCAGGCACCTGAGCGGCGGCTTTCATAGCCCCAGCAGGGATTCCAGCAGCAGGCATATTACTAACCGCCTGCCCCGTCCTATACGCTTCCTCTGATCCGTATTCCGGCCTTTGCAGGCCCAGGAATCCACGGCCGAACGGGCCAGCAACATTAGCGAACGGCTGCCCAATATACCGCTGGTAAGTATTGGCAGGGTTTATTGCCTGTAACAGTTCTTCCAGCGTAGCCATGTCATTTCGCCTTATTCCTTGCGCTGATAGCCTTTGCCTTAGCCTTGGCGTCCGCTTTGGATGACGCACCCCACGCTCTCAGCGACAGCAGCAACCGCGTAGGCTCACCGTTCTTGTACTCCGGCCCTGGCATGTTGCCCATCCTCGCCAAAAACGATGCTCGCCTCGGATTGTCACCAGACTTGACAGGAGCCTTTAGATTGCTCCCAGGGTTCTCTCGCTCATAAGACTTGCGCCCAGCCTCATTCAACCCACCTTTGGGGTTCTTGCCAGCCTTTCGAGTCCACGCCGCACTCATTCTTCTTCCAGCAGCTTGGCGATCTTTAGCAGAATCTTCTGCTTGGGGTTCATCCCCTTGACAGGGCCACCAGACAACCAACGGTCACAGGTCATATCCTCGCTACACACAAAGTCATTCTGCGTGCAATACCCATAGTCATCGTCATCCGTGCCCATGCACTCCATCATCTCCGGCGTCTGGATATATGCTCCGCACTTACCACAGGAGTATTCCTCCTCGTCGGCTTCCCGGTAGTTAGCAGCAGATACCGCCTTTTCGCGGTTTTTATCGTTTGCCTTCTGATCCTGCGTGACGATTGGGCAGTTCATTTCTTTTTACTCGGGTAGGCTGGAGCGTTATTCTTGGCAGGCTTAGGTTTCTTTTTGTAATTCGGCTGGTTGGTCGTACCCATCACTTTTTCCTTGCTGCACGAAGGTTATCAACGAGGTTCGGGTAAGGTCTACCCGCAGCCTTAGCCATCGCCTTTGCCGACCGTTTTTCTTTAGCCGACAACGGGTCAGGTTTGCCCAGCTTTTTAGGACGGGGCTTGTCCCAGATTGCTTTCATTTCTTGCGAACAGGCATCTTGGCGTATGCCTTCTTGGGAGTTTTCTCAATCATCTCTTTTGCAACAGACATCGGCACCCCGGTCTTTTTAGCCATCTTCTTGCTGCCAGCGGCTGCGTACATCAGCCGTTGCTGCGCTTTTGACGTGATAGGCATGTCAATCCTCGACATAATGAGATAAGTGGCCGATTCTGCCCCGTACACCTATCATATCAACTTCGTGCAAATGTTGTCTAGGCAGAAACTTGTAAAAGCCATGCTCAAGGTCAAACACCCCGCCAGACTCCCACTTGTGCCAGTGATACTCCTGGATTTCAGACAACGTGTCTCTGACAATCGGAATCAACTCACGCGAAAACGAGTAGAGCCTAGTCATCAACATACCAGTCGTGCCGCACTGCTCTGTACTAAACCCGGTAGGTAACGCTCGCTTGAATGTAGCCAGCTTGTGATTGTCAGGTCGGAAGTTATCTGTAAGTTCATACCTTCCAGAAAGTTTGAAGATCCGGTCGTGATTAATCGGCTGGCGTAATAACTCACGCGTCGTATAAACCTCGATAGCAGACTTAACAAACCCTAATTCTTGACGTGCGCTATACACTCGCTTGACATACGGGTCATCCCAGAAAGTAAACAGTTTGGCTCTAACCGGGATATGCCCCACAAACTCGCTAGAAAGACCGTTACGCGACGATTCTGCGATCCAGATATCAGCTAATGGGTAGCGCCTCCAAATCGATTCTAGGCCGTTTAAAGTCTCCGCAAGCCTCATCGGGTCGTTGTTGATAGCAGAGTTAATGAGAAAGATCACCAGACCCTCCTTGTGCTGTTCCAGGCTTGAGTGGCGAATACGTGACCTTTGCCTGAGTACGGCAGGCCAGCAAAGTGGTTCGGCAAGAAATAGTGACTCGGGTAGATCGTGATATCTCGGTACTGGTGTTCATGTACCGCTCTTGTGATTCTGCCTGGCCCTGACCACTGCCACGGTGGAGCATCAGGCGTCTCTGATTTCATGTCGGCAATGATCTGACCGATAAGAGGATGTTCTGGCACAGCCCCGACGATACCGTTTGCAATCAACCCAGGTCGTAAAAGTTCTGACTCCCAACAAGCGAATATGTCAGGTTCCAGCAGCCAGTCTTCTAGGCTTCTAAGACACTCGCTGTCAGCGTCCAGTGCGATACCACCGTACTTGTACAAGATTTCCCAGCGCATGCAGTCTGCTACTCCACACAGTTCTTTGGAGTAGTAACGCATAGCGTTAGCAAGGTGCCACGAGTTTTTGAGAGATTCGTTGCCCCAGACTGTTACTTGATAGTCCGGGTTGAGAAGCCTCCAGGTGTTGATCTCTTTGTCTGGGCGCTTAGATTCATCGCCAACCCAAACGAAATGTAGATGTTTGGGGATCATAAAAAAACACCCCTGAAGAGGGGTGAAAACCACAAGGAGACGGGAATCATTGTAGCGACATCCAGTAGATCTGTCTACCCTTTTTAATCGGGGCGACCTTGCCTTCTGACTGAAGTTTTTTTAGCGTGTTTCTGATGTGATCTTGTGTGACCATGTATCGGTCTGCAAAGTCTTTGGTGGTCATCCGTGTCTTTCTGTTTTGCAGCCACCATGTCAGCTTTTCTTCAACGACCATTGTTCGTTTTGCCTCCGGTGAGTTTGTTCGAGTTCTGTATTGGTTTTGCATCGTCGCATGCTTGCTGGCCCTGAGAAGTGTTTCTCGAATGCTTTTTGATTGGCAAAAAGTCTCAAACACTTAGGGCATTCCATAGTCACCACCAGAATCGACAGATTAGGTACGCCAGCACACAACAGACTATCTCAAGCTCTGTCATTTTCTTGCTGGATCTGTATCTGATGATACAAAGAACGCGAGTCTGCAATCAACTCAATACAGACCTCTCTGGCTTCATCGTACTTGTGGTGAATCAACAAGTCGTAAACCTGACTGGTTTTCTTCTTGATGGCTAGACAGCCTTCTGCGTAATCGAGCATGAATCCTCCCACAAAAGTTTGTTGATACGAAAAGACCTTCTTTGGCTGGATGAGAAACCAGCTACAGCATTCTCGGTTCTATCGTCCATCAGCTTGATGAGTTTAGCCCTGAAAAACTTAGCATCAACATCAAGCCAGTGTAAATAGCTTTCGACAGCATCAGTCCACAAAAATCTGTGTGCTGTACGTGCTTCATCTGTCAGTTTGGTTTCTCTACCCACTTTGATCGGTGTGTGGCAAGCGTCATACACAGCGATACGGATGACAGCACCGAGAAGTTGCTGTTCGGGAATGAAGTGATCTGATGTTTCAGTCTGAAAAAAGTGGTTCGGCGTCATTCGGGATCGTCTTCCATCGTTCGTCAAAATACGTATACCCAGAGTTCTCGTAATGCTTACGCCAGGCTACAGGCTTGCGATTTAACGGTTCGGTGTAGTTCGGCTGCCCACCAGAGTACGTCTTTACCCAGGGTTTTTCTGCTTGCTCTATTGCAGCGCGGAGAGCGACCACTGCTTCTGCACGTTTGTTCAATGCGTGGCCCAACGCCGGACTCCATAATTCCAAAGCCTCCAGCGCCAACTTCATTGCGTCAATGCTCATCGCTTCCCCCAATGCTTGCTTGGTGTACCAATCACGCAAAGCCATCGCATCGGCCAGTGCGTTGTGGGGATTGCTGGAAACCGTATCGACGCGCAACACCTCCATTGTCAAAGGTGGCGTGTTTATCCGCGTCCCCGGCCCAGTTATTAACACCATGCAAAACCACATCACATCTTCCGGCCAATCAGCAACGACGTGAACTTCGTCAAACTGACTTAGGAATAGCTCCAGTTGGTCTTGAAGTGATTGATAAACAATCCACGGTTTTTCCAACTTCGGCATTACGTTTTGAGCAACCCACGGATCTGGGTTGTCGCATCCAAGCACCTCATAAAAAGTGCGACCATCCTCGGCAACCAGCGCCAGCGAAATCAACTCACCGCCGTAACCGTTCCATTCACCATCAATAAAAAGGTTCATCTCTGCTCCCCCAATGCTTGCTTAGCGGTGGTTATCGCTGCGTCAAACATTTCTTTCCCCTCGCCCTAATTGCTTCAGCGCACTCAACCGCTACACCCAGGACAACATTTGAGGGCTTGTTAGCGATCTCATCGCACACCTGAGCACACGCCTCACGCTCGGCAGCGGCGACAAAATTGGCAAACCTTTCTAGTCCAACGTCGTTCATCTCGACAGTTTGCCCAGACCAGTTGCCGCATTCTTTCGCCAACTTGATGATGTCTTCTCGTGTCATTTCGCCCTCTGTATGTCGTAATAGCTTTTTGCTTGCAGGATCTTTGAGTAGTCGATGCCGTTCTTTTTCAGCTCCTTTTCTATGTCTGAACTGAGTTCTGTTTGCAGATATCGATGCAATACATCGAAAGTGTGATACGCAAGAATGATGTGCTCTTTATGCCAGTCCATTGTCATCTCCTGTGTTATTCCATCTTGCTCTATCTCGATCTGCTTGTGTACTAGGGAAAACCCGCATCTTTTCTGATCCGCATTCAAGACACACCCAAACTTCTATCGCTGTATCTGGGTATTGATCGATGACAGCAGGGGTGACAGGCCACTGGTGAGCGTTATCCATACATCGGCAGGTCATAGCTTTTTCCTTTCTAGCATCGCTTTTAGATTGGCAAGAGCTATCTTGCCTTTGTCTGTTGGCTCGTGTTTCTGGCGAAGCG